TGCCCAGGAACTCTGCGACATCCTTGAGGGTGCCACTGAGCGAGGCGAACAGAGAGATGATCTGGACGACGGCGCCGGTCACGAAGTCGATCGTGATAGCGATGCCCGCGAGCACTGAGTCGAGCGAGTCGATCGCCGAGCCCGTGCCGAGTTCTTGGAACGCTTCGACCGTGCGCTTGATGGAGTCGAAGACCTGCTGGAACGCGGCAACGACATCAGGCGAGGGCTTGATGTTGCCAGCGGCGTCGCGGATCGACAGGAAGTTGTCGAAGAGGTCGTTGCCCAGGGCGATGAGTTCTTGGAACAGCGGCGCAGCGGCTTCGCCCAGGATCTCTTGGACCAGACCCTTGATGAGCGTGGTGATACCAGTGAAGGTCGTGCGCGCTTGCTTCTCGGCGGCCTCGGCGAAGCCTGAGAACTTCTCTTCGAGGAAGTCGAACAGCTCGCCCGTCTCCTTGAGTCGGCGAACGTCTTCGTTGGAGATGCCGAGCGCGGTCGCGATACGAGTCGTGCGCGCTTGGATGGTGCCGCTCAGTAGCGAGCGCACTTCTTCCGCGAGCTGGTTCTGGGGGACGCCCAGGGCAGCCGCAGCTTGAGAGATGTCAACGGTGAGCTGGCGCACCTCGTCGAGATCGAGCCCGGCAGCGAGGCCGGGGCCGACGCTGACCTGGAACGTGTCGAGCAGTTGCTCGAACGTCGCGACGGTCCTGAGGGAGTCTTGGCGCAGCTTGGCGGTCTGCTCCCGTGCGATGCCGAGCGCGACACCTAGTTGCTCGGCGGACCCGACCGAGTTACCGAACTCGTCGCGCACGTCGCCGAGGGTCACGACCAGACCGGCGATGCCGAGCTGGGCGTTCGCTACAACGTCGTTGAACTTGATGCCCGAGCGCACGAGGTCATTGAAGACCTGCACGCCTCGACGGGCGAGGGTGAAGATGGCGAGCGCGCCCACCAGTCGGCGGAACGTGAACAGGAGCTTCTGCGCCGAGCCCACCTGAGCCTTGAGCGACTTCTCCATCGCTCGCGCTCTGCGCAGAGTCTCGGTGCCGCCGGAGAAGTCACCCGCTCCGAACTGCTGCCGAGCACGCGACTTGAGCTGCTCGATCTGCTTGCGTGCGACGGCCTCGCGGAACAGCTCTTGGTTGAGCTTGCGGGTCGCCTGGAACTCGACGCTCTTGGACTGAGCCAGCTTGCGCTCGGCTGCGGCCTGACGTTCGAGTGACTTGACCCGCGTGGCTTCCCTGCGGGCGTCTGCGCTCGCCGCGTTGCGGAGAGCAACGGCGGTGCGCTCGCGCTGCCTCTGCTGGCGCGCGACTTCTGCGATGGATCGGGAGAGACGCTTGTTGGTAGCGTGCTGCGCGCGGGCAGCCTTCTCCCGATCCGTCGTCGGCTTGATGCTCGCCTTGGTGTTCTTGGCGAGTTGGCGCTGGGCCGTCGAAAGTTCCTTCGTGGCCTTGGCTTGCGCTCGGATATCGGCAGCGGCGGACTTGTTCCCCTTGGCGACCTTCTGGAAGTCCCGGAATTCCTTCTTCGACGCACGCAGCTCCTTGCGGAACAGCGCCGTCGTCTTCGAGAACTCATCTCGGACCCTGATAGGGTAGTTCAGTCCGCCGCGATCGACCATTAGATGCTCCCGATGTCTCTGTTGAAGTCGGCTGCCGACCCCATGGTTTCCTTCTCGATGCCCACACCCTTCATCAACGCCTTCGTGTACTCCTTGATCGCCTTGCCGTCAGCCTGCGCGCCGTGTGCCATGTCGTAGATGGCTGACACGCGCTGGCGGATTCGGTGTTCGTTGATGGAGGTCATGAGTGAGTTGAATTGAAGCAGGTCGAGTTGGTCTAGGTAGTCGGCTCCGAATCCGAATCCGACTGCTGCGACGAAGGCGTCTTGGAGGGCTCCCCATTGGTCGGGTCCGTCATCGCCGAGCTTTGCTCGGAGACGATTCCCTCGATCTTGGTTTTCACCAGCCCGACCAGTGACTCCCCCGTGTCGCCGAACGTGGTTGCGTTCGCCTTCATCCAGCCTTGGAACAGCTCCACGAGCACGGGCATGTCGAGCCCTGTGTACTCCGCGTCGTCCCCTTCGTCGCCGTACAGGAACTCCTCCACCTCGGACGGATGGCGCTCCTTGGCGTACGGGAAGTCCTCACGGAGCGAGTCCATGAACAGCATTCCCAGGAGCATGAGCGAGCGCGTGTCGGCGAGCGTGCCCATGATCGTCTTGATGGCGTCGGCGCGCTCGGACTGGCGGTGCTTCGACATCTCGATGTCGAGCGGATCCGTCTTGATGTCCTCCATGAAGAAGTCACCCTCGTGGGTGCGCTTCACGGCGGAACCGGAGTCGCGGCTCTGGTCGGCGAAGAGGGTGTTGATCGCTTGAGCCACAGGCTCCGCGATGTCTTTGGCCTGCGTCAGTAGGGCCATGCGGTTCGGGTAGAAGCGGAACTCCTGCCCGTTGACGGGGTGCTTGATGCTCCGCTTGTCGCGGAAAGTGAATCGTTTGCGCCAGCTCATTGTCATCTGCCTTGATGTGAGAGTGAAGGGTGTGGCCCCGGACCTTGCGAGTCCGGGGCCGTGATGCCTCTGTCAGTTCTACGACTGCTGATCGTAGGTGCGGACGGTCAGGACTTGGCTCGTCTCGGTGACAGCCGAGTTGACTTCCGCGACGCCCGTGAAGGACGCCTGCTGGATCTCGTCGCCGATGAGCGGCAGGTCGCCGTCACTGGAGAGGGAGACCTTGTGGAACAGGTACTCGGACTTGTTCCCCTGGTCACAGGCGTTCGTCTGGATGAACAGCAGAGCGCCGGTCACGTCGGCCTGGGTCAGCGCACTGACCTCATCGAGATCCTGGCCCACCGTGGCGCCGGTCGTCAGCTCGAAGCCGATGACATCACCATCCGCGAGGGACGTGGTGCCGCCGGACTTGAAGCGAACGAGGCCCATCTGCTCGTCGATCTCGTAGTCGTCCGCAGCCAGGACGGCGGGGGTGCCCGCAGGATCCTGCTCGAACGAGTACACCGCACCGGCAGCGCCAAGGTCGTAGACGCGAGCGCCCGTGTCGTCCTTGATCTGATACCAGTTGCCGACCTTGAGGACGGCAGCGATGATCGCGGTGTCGTGGCCGACGAACGCGGTGTCGTGAGGGTTGGTGTACGACCCGGTTTCACCCGAGAAGTAGTCGGCGAGGTTGCCGAAGTTCATCTCGTCGAGGATGAACGTGACACCGACTTCCTGCGACACGGTGCAGCGCTTGTCCGTAAACTTGAGCTGCGAGCGGCTGGATTGGTGTCGAACGTCCTCGGCGGACACGGTGATGCTGAACTCGGGCGCGTTGCCGAGATCGCGGAAGCCGTCTGCGTCGGGCAGACCGGCTGCGGTGAGAGAAGCGAGGCGGACGATGCCACGCCCGAGAACATAGTCCCGGGTGTTGGGAGCGCCGCTGGTGTTGATTCCGGGCATGGGTTTCTCCTAAGAGGTTTGGGTAGGTAGTAGCTACTACTGTTGGCACAGCTCTGCGACGAAACGATACGTCACTTCGGTGCCGTTCGACGCCCCACCTCGCGGCGGGTGCTCGTAAGAAGACTCCTCCAGAAGCAGGAGGACTTGTTGGTCCCTGCCGTCAGCGGTGTCTTGTGCGATTGTCATGGGCGACCGCATCAGCGCGGTCTCGAAGGCTTCGAGCACCACCTCGGTGTCGAAACGGATGATGAGGAGCCAGGCCCAGCCTTGGCGCTCCTGTCTGAACTCGCGCCCGTACTCGGTGTCCACACCGAAGGCGCCTCTGATCTCGTTGGCTTCCGCCGACTTGACGGCCTGCGCCGTGCCTTCGGACAGGATGCTCGGGCGAGCCACGGAGTAGACCGCTTCCGGGAACGCGCCTGCGTAGGCGCGAGCTTCAAGCGTCGCTTGGATTGCGGTCTTGTATCCCATGATGGTCTAGTCTTCCGAGGGCGGGTTGATGCCGGACGAGCCTCGAAGGCTCATGCCGATGCGCGGAGTGTTGGTCGGGAAGCTGGTCTGACAGTCCGGCGTGCCGTCGATGATCTGCACTTCGTCGCAGTCCACGGTGTTCGGATCGGCAAGGTCCACGAGCGCGGCTACGATCTCTTGCTCGCAGCGTCGCAGCTCATCGTCGAACTCGCCAGCACCGCGCTCGCGCGTCGGGGCCTCTTCGTTCCAGCGGGCATTCACGTCGCCACTGGCGTCCATGAACGTGTTCGGAAGGTCGCGGAGGAGCTGGCACTTGACCATCTTCACCTCGACCGTTGTTGCGAGGGCGCGGATCACCTCGTCCTCTGTGGTGGGCGTCGCCGTGTAGGGCAGCGCCACGAGTGCGTTGGTCCGGGCCACACCCAGGTCGCGGTAGAACCGTAGCCTTGCGCGCAAGATCGCCTCGTCGATGATCGCCTCCGTGTCCAGGGCGGACGCGGGCACGGCGGAAAGACGGAGAGCGGACTTGAGCGTGGGCTCGTCTGCTACGAACAAGGGTGCGGCCATGGGGATCTACTCCTCGGACTGGGGCGCTTGAGCGCGTTGCTTGGCGGCTTCGAGCCCGGCTTGGGCCTCAGCGGAAAGGTCACGGTTGCCCGTGCGCACGGCGTTGCCGCCGTTGACTTCCTGCTCCAGATTGTGCAGGGCCAGCGCCTCGGGGCGCGACTTGTCGGAGACGGGCGCGACGGTCTGCCGCATGGCGGGATCCCAGCCGGACGTGAGCAGCACGATGGCGGCTTGCTCGTCGGCGAGCTGGTCGGTGTCGTACTCCTCGTCGATCTCCAGGATCATGATGACGAGATCCTCCATGGTCTTACCAACCAGGGTGGACGGGTCCACGCGGAACGGGTTGCTGTTGTGCAGCTCGATCTGCTTTTCGGCCTGCTCGATCGAGACTTCGGCGACTTCGATGCGGCCTTCGTTCAGCCACGAGCGGATGTCCGCGTCGGGGAACATGCCGGGCGGCACGAGTTCCCCCTGCACGATCATGTCGCGTCGGGTCATGATGAAGCCGGTGCCTTTGGTGCCTCTGGGAAGTCGGATCGAGCCTCTGATGACTCGGTAGGTTTTCTGGTCGCTCACGGTTTGCCTCCTTGGCGTTCGGCTTTAGAGCCGAATGTGGATGATGTTCGGTCTGAGAGGTGAATCCGGGGCGGGCCGACCGAGCAGCCCGCCCCCGATGTGTCGTCCGTTAGGACTAGGCGAGAACCTGGACCGAGACGGTCGCGTCGGGACGACGCATGACCGGCATCGGGTTGGACTCGACCAGGAGCATGCGAGCGCTCGGGTCTTCCTGTTCCCACGACTTCGAGAAGCGCTTGGACTGGAGGACGCGGCCTGCGCCGATCGCCTTCATGTCCTCGATCGCACCGTAGTAGGTGACGAACTGCGCAGCCGGGGTGCGGGCGACGAACTCGGCGTACTTCGGACGGATCAGATCCGTCGCGACGCCGTTCACGTCCACCTGGCGACCGTAGCGCCACACGCGGATGCCGTGGACGTAGGTGCCCAGGAACAGCGCGCCGCTTTCGGCGATCTGCTGGGTCAGGTCCACGGTCCCGGTGCTCATGCGCCGGATGTCGAGCAGGCTCGACAGTTCGCCGGGGGCGTCCGCCAGGAAGGCGTCAGCCGCGTCGGCACCGAGGATCACGTCCGTGACGTTCAGGCTCACCGCGTCGTTGACCAGTTGGGCAGCGTCGAGGAAGTCCTTGCGGAAGGAAGCCGTGGTTTCGTTCCAACGGTCGCCAGCGCCGAGGGCGTAGTCGTGCGCAGCATCACGAGGGAACGTGATGGTGAACGCGGCTTGGTCCGCCACGGAGTAGCTGACCGCGCCCTGGAGGGCCATGGCGCAGAGATACTCCTCGGAGTTGGTGATGTCGTCGGCGAGCATGGCGAGTTCGCTCGCCATGTACTCGCGCATCGCGCGTTGGATGCCACCGGCACCCGGGAAGATGACGGAACCGGGACGGCGCTTCTCCAGAAGCTCGCTCGGGGTCATGGGACGCTTCACACGAATGTGAGGCGGGGTGATGACGCGGAAGGACTCGTTGCGGCCCTCGGTCATGATGGCGGCACCGTTGCGCTCCACGAAGGGAGCGATCTGGCGACCACGGTTCAGGAAGCTCAGTTCGATGTTCCTCGTCGGGACGGTGATGTCCCGAGAGAAAAGCATGTTCTTGAGGAAGGCGTTCGGCGCCTTCATTTCGTTCACGGCGGGAGTCAGCGTGCTCCAGCTCAGAACGTCGGCAGAGTTCGGCATTGGAATCTCCTAAGAGGTGTTGGTGAGCAGAAGCTCGGACTAGGCCACGCCGCTGTCGCCTTGGACAACGAGACCGGCGGAACGGGTGAGGGCGGTCTTGAGGGCCGCGACCATCGTGGCGAGCGTTTGGCTGGCGGGCAGCGCAACGTCGTCGATGTGGACGAGACCGATCTTGAAGACCTGGATGTGGGTCTCGCTCGCGAGCAGACCTTGGTGCGGAGCGCTGGGGCTCCAGAGCAGACCGTCCACCTTCGTGGTGTCGGCGTCGGCCCAGGGAAGCCACTCGCCGCCAGAAGCGGTGAGAGCGGTCAGGTGCGCCAGCTCTGCGTCAGCAGCCAGAGTGCCGAGGGTGCCGACAGCGATGCCGTTCTCCTCGGGGTACGCGCGGAGGTTCGGGGTCTGCGAAACAGAGCTGCCGAACAGTTCTTCGGGAAGAAGTGCCATTGGAGTATTCTCCTAGTAGGTAGGTTGAAGTTGGTGAGTTCGGCGGCTGTCTAGCCGATGATGCGCATGCCACCAGCATCCTGGGTGTTGCCCAGGTGCTCGTTCATGAGCTTGGCGATTTCGAGACCCTCGGCCTCGGCGGACTTGGCGAGTTCGTCCACCTCGTCCACGGCGACCTTGCGGGTCGGGACGTTCGTACCCTTGCGGGCCTTGAACAGCTTGACTTGGAGGTCGCGGACCTCCTTGTTGTCGTCGGCCTTGGCTTCGATGCCAGCCTCGTTGAGATCCTCGACGGACGGGCCGCCTTCGGTCATGGACTTGCGCATCTCTGCGATGTCGTCCGCGCTCATGTCGCCACTGGCGATCGCCTTCCGCAGCTCGAAGCCGCGCAGCGCGGTCTCGTAGTCGGTGAGGGCTTGGGGATCATTCACATCCCCGGTGAAGGTCGGCTTGGCTTCGGCCTCCACGACGTTCTCGTCGTTGGCCTCCGCGTCACCTTCCGGCTTGGTGTTCTGTCCCGCCAGGACGCCTTCCACGACGCTCTTGGCGAGATCCGCCATCTGCGTGCGCTGGGCATCCAGAATGGCCTGGAGTTCTTCTTTGGTCATCTGACTCTCCTGAATGCCACCCATCCGGGCGGCGACTCTCTGTGAAGCTGCCACAAGGTCCACATGCTCGACGGCAGCAGGGCCGAACAGGGATACTCCGTCCCAGTCACCATCGCGGTATGCCGCGCGGAGATCCGGGTCGTTGATCTGAATGCGTGCGGCGGCACCGCCGGTCACGTCTTGGACGTTGCCCTCGTAGTCCTTCCACTCCGCGAAGCGCGGGTCGTCCGGCTGGATCGAGAACACCTCGGTGATCGAGACCGCATCGCGGTCAAGCACCACGCCGTCGTGCTCGATGTCCATGGCGCCACCGTTGGCGATGAGCGAGGACATGATGGAGTCGATCGCCTCCTTGGTGTCGGAGAAGTCGCCGTCCGCGTCGGCGAGGCCCTTGGGCCACACGACCGAGAGCAGCTCGCCCTTCTCGATGTCGCCCTTGGTGAGCGTGGCGTACTCGGCGGTGCCGTCGCTCTTGTAGAGGGTTTGCAGGCCGTTCTTGCCTCGCTTGCAGAGGGCGAGGCGCTTCACCTCAGCTCGTTTGATTCTACGCATGGTGTCTCCTAGACGGCGAGCTGGCCGCGACCTCGGGGAGAGGTAGCAGCCTGCGTCAAGCCTGCGAGGCTGGGTTGTAGGTGGGTCTTGTGAAACAAATCCGGGATTTCACTTGCGGCAGCTCGGATAGCGTGCTACCTTCTGTACGTCTGCCATGTTGACAGTCGCCTGCCAATCTGACAGTACAAACACCCTAGCACGGGGAAGGCCCCGTGTCAAGGAGAAATCGCGATTTTATTCCAGCAAGGCTAGGTCTATCCCCAAGACGTTGGGGCCGACTCCTTGCGCCGACCCTGACGAGGGACCAATGACTGACCAGAACCCGCCCGCAGAGATGAAGCTGATCTCTTCCTGGGCACCAACCGTAGACATCCATGGTGAGGGCTCGACCCTGTTCACCATGCTCAAGAAGGCCGCCAAGCTGGCGACCGAAGACGCCGAACGTGGAGACACGAACGCTGGCGTCGCCGTGGGCAAGAAGTCCCACCTGATCGACAAGCTCACGGCGCGCGACCTGCGCGACTTCAACGCCACGCACGCCATCTGCATCGACGCCAAGGTGTCGAGCACGGTGGGGCTCGGCCACCGGGAGCAGGACATCCACGACACGCTCGACCCTCTCACGAGATTCTCGTGGCAGGACACGCTCGACGCGCTGGCCGAAGACTACTTCGAGACCGGCGAGGCGTACCTCGAAGTGGTGTGGGACGGACCCGAGCGCGGAGAGGTCACTGGCCTGCACCACGTCGAGTCGGCACAGATCCACGTCGAGGTCGAGGAGGAAGACTCCGCGAACCTGTTCCACTACATCGTCGAGGGTGAGACCGGCGGCGCCGACACGCTCGTCATGGCGAAGTGGGGAGACCTTGCGGACCTGATGGAACGCTTCGGTCAGACGCCCGTTGACGAAGACGGCGAGCTGGGCGGCATCGACAACAGCCCGGCCAACGACTCGATCCTCGCAAGCGACCGCAGCACGGCGAGCGCGCTCGGCGGCAGCATCGCGAACAGCGAGATCATCCACTTCCGTCAGTCCACGAACCGCTCGCGGTTCTACGGCTACCCGGACTACATGGCTGCCGTGCCCAGCATCGAGCTGGTCCAGTGCATGACGCAACACGAGTTCGACTTCTACTTCAACCGGGGCGTTCCCGAGTTCCTGATGTTCCTGCTCGGCAAGAACATCGGCGGTTGCTGGTCGAAGGTCGAGACGATGCTCAAGTCCAACCAGGGCATCGGCAACTCGCACATGGCGCAAGCCGTCCACATCCCCGGCGACCCGAACGAGACGCAAGTGCAGATCGAGAAGCTCGCCATGGAGGACGCTGGCAACAGCGGCTTCTCCGAGAAGTCCGGCACGCTCGACATGCGCATCGCCACCGCTCACGGCATGCCGCCGCAGCTCGCGAACATCGCGCTGCCCGGCAAGATGGGCGCAGCGAACGAAGGTCCGAACGCCATGCTCACCTTCCAGATGAGGAAGCTCGGGCAGGCGCAGAAGAACTTCTCGCGCGTGTTCTCCTGCACCCTTGGTGCGAAGGACGTGAAGTTCGCGCAGCCCGAGGGCGCGTCGAAGTCGCTCGCCAAGGACTTGTGGACGGCCAAGAACGCGAAGCCCATGGACGACAACGGCGTGCCGCAGTTCATCCAGCCGGGCAACGGGTTCGCAACCATCCTCGACGGCATGACGCTTGGTGCTCAGAACACCATGGCGTCGATGCAAGATCCGATGGGCGCGACCGATCGTAACCCGGAGGACGGCCTGCTCGGTGGTGCTCGTGACCGCCAGCCCGGCGACAGGAACCAGACCCGCCCGGCAGCAGGACAGCGCCCTAGCGCACCGAGGCCGTAGTGCTTGACCCGCAGAGAGTCATCCGCCGGGTGCTCGAAGAGATCGGCGAGCGCGAGCTACGGCTCGTGCGGAAGTCGATCGGCTCGAAGACTCTGCGCGCTGCCATCCGACTCATCATCGACGAGTCGGAGCAGCGTGCGGATCTCTTCATCCCGCACTACTGGGCGGTCTGGTATCACGACGGGCGCGGGTCCGTCTCACCAGTCACCGCACGCAAGCTGGTGTTCTTCGACGACCCGAACGATGACCCTCGAATCAAGAACGGTCGCCCGGTGCGTGAGTCTGACGTGCGGCGACTCACCAAGGAGCAGTACCGCGAGGGGTTGCGCCGGAACCAGGAGCGTGCGGGGCGTGGCGGGCGTCCCTTCATGTACGTCGTGGACTCCGTTGGCCCGAGCCGCCCCCGTCCGTTCTTCGACCGGCTCGAAATGGGCGCGGCTCGGCGCGCGGACGACGTGGTGCTCCGCGCGTTCGAGAAGGAGCTGCTCCAGGCGATCGACTCTGACCCGGACACGCGCAGCGAGTCGGGCGTGATCGACTTAGGCTTCGGGCTTTAGCCAGAAGTCCTCGGGCACGCGGTCGAGGCACACGCCCTTCTCAGGCGACTTGCAGTTCATCGTCTGGTTCGCCTTGGTCCAGCGGCACACGCCGATGTCCAGGACGATAGAGCTGGTGCGCAGCTTGATGACCAGTCCGTGCGTGGGCGGGCTCCCGTAGAAGTAGCGGTCGCCCACCTCGATCGCGTTGCCGAAGTGGTCGCGGATGGTCCGGTCACGCTTCTTCATCGGCGCACCCTCCCTGACTCGGGCAGCCTCCGCACCCGCCACCACGGAGCATCTTCTGGTGCGCGACGTACTGCCGGTACTGCATCACGATCGCCTCCTCACCCTCTTGCAGCACGAAGACGTGCGTGGGCTCCGGGCGGATCGGCCTGCGAAGCGCTAGGAAGCCCCACACGCCCGCGACGACGCTGGACAGTCCAGCCGCCCACCACATGCCCATCGAGGCCCACACGGCTGCGTTGACGACGAGCAGGGACGCGGTAGGCACGCTCGACGTGCGCGGCACCTCGGTCTTCCTGTCCATGCACGAAGGGATCAGAACTGCGCCAAAGAACGCGCCCGAGAGCGCAAAGTAGATGTCCTGCCAAATGAAATTCATCCTGATTTCCGGTGCTTTCCAATATAGATGTCTCGTGCGCAGGTGTGTGACATGCCAAGCTCCCTGCCTATCCGCTGAAAGCTCCAGTTTTGATCTCTTAGCTTGAATACCTGAGCTACGGTGTCAGAACTGACCCTTCTAGGAGCCCCGCCAGAGTAACCTCTGCCTCGGTCCATCATGTCCTGTACGTTGTCTGCCTGAGTTCCTAAGAGCAGATGTTCCGGGTTCATACAGGGAGGGTTGTCACAACTGTGACGAACCACCAGCCCCTCGATCTGGTTCAAGTGCATGTCATGATGTTCGACGAAGGCAAGCCGGTGTGTAAGCACTGAGCGGGCTATCCCGTCGATCATCCTCCGAGTTCGTCCGTACCCGCCAGGTAAACAGTATCCGGGCCAAAGAATGCAGTCGCTCACGCAGGGCTTCCGGGTTTGATGTTGAGGCCCGCCTTCTCGGGGACCATGAGTGTGAGATACCCCTTGACCGCCATCGGGCGTAGGTACTTTGCTGCGTCAGTCCAGACGCGGGTGCCGATCAGTCGTCCGCTGGGCTGCTCGTGCAATCGTAGCACGATGTCATCCCCTTCGCGAGTTACTTGCTGGCTGACCTTCATACTTCGAGCATGGCCGCTCGCGCGTCCAGCTCCTCCTCGGTGATCTCCCACGAGTACCCGCCGAAGTAGGCCATCGTCTCGCCGATCTTGACCTGCTCGTGCTGGACATGGCGGGCGCGCGGGAACAGGCGGACGATGTTGAACGTCGTCATGTGCCCGTAGCTCTCGGTCGGGCCGGGCAGGTAGCCCGCGCCCACGGCGGGCGGGTAGGCCATCGTGCCGGTTTGCGACCACTCGCAGACGCCCGTGGCGAGGTTGCCGCCCGTGGTCATCTCCGGGTTGTGCATGTGCCCGTTGTTCCCGTTGGTGCCGAAGCGCGCCAGGTGCTTGGCCGCCGAGCCCTTGCCGGTCAGGAAGCCATGGACCGTGGTGTAGAACGGACGACCGTAGGCGTCGGGCAGCGTCTCCCAGTTCTGCGCGATGTCGTTCTTGCGCATCATCGCGTTCGGGTTGAGGAACGTCGAGCGCGCGACGAGGCCGACCTCGTGCTCGTCGAGGCCCATCAGCTCGTTGTACTTGAGCGAGTCCATCGAGATGAACATGGGTGCCGAGTCCGCGAGGGCAGTCACCATGCGGATGTCATGGTTGCCCATGATGAGCTTGATGTCCGCGTCGGGCAGGATGCGCCGCGTCTCGCCGAAGAGTCGATCCTTGGCGAAGTTGCACTCCTCCTGTAGCGTCATGGCGAACGCGCCCGGGAGCTGCCGGTGCCGCGAGAGCGAGGGGAAGTCCACCACGTCGCCGTTGTAGCGCACGCCGTCCGGCACGACCATCTCCATCACGTCGAACCACACGCGCAGCGCGAACGGGTCGCAGAACTTCGAGTGGAAGTCGGAGCCGATCATCAGCACCACTTCGTCGCTCGTCATGTCGAGGTTCGAGTAGGCGTCGTCCCACGGCTTGACGTTGGAGTCGGCGTACTCCATGATCTGCTGCGCTCGCAGAGTCTTGGAGATGTTGCGCTCGACCTGCGCGGAGCCGAGGGATTCCTTGATCCCGGCCTGCCGTTGGAACTCGGCCCAGGTGCCCATGAGGTAGCGCACCAAGACGGGTGAGTAGTAGCCCAGCTCGCGGTAGCGGTCGCGTGACGCGCTCGGGCCGAGCATCGCGGGGATCGAGTAGATCCGGCGCAAGTCTTCGCAGAGGAGCGCGCGGACGCGCTTGGCGAGCTTCGGGTCCTTCTTGACCTTGGAGATGAGGTGGACGTTGCCCTCGCGGGTAGTCATCGCCTTGCTCATCATCTCGTCGAGCTGGGCTTGTTTGATCTCAGCCTTCGAGGGCTGCTTGGGCTTCTTCTTGTTGTTCGTCATGCGGATTCATAACCCCACTTGGCTAGCAAGAGCGCGTCACCGACGTGCTTCCACTGACCGCGTGAGATGTGTTTGAAAGAGGTGGGCGGGTTGATGGGGCGCGCGTACTTGTTTGTACCCGTGCCAATGATAGTGTACCCCCAGTCCAGCTCGCGGTAAAGGCGTGCCTGCATCGCATGTTTCGCGACGCTGCCTTTCCAACGCTCCGGGTCGGGGAACTCGAACGAGGTCAGGAGACGGGAGTGGTACTGCATGCGCAGCATGCCGAGACACTGGGCTGCCACTTGGGCTAGCCGCACGATGTCATCCGGTCGCTTGTGCTGCGCCTTACCACGTCGCCGGAGGGACTGACCCTCCATCACCACTACGCGCGGCTCGGGATGTTTCTCCGCGAGCTGCTGTAGCCGGGTCCTGAACTCTCGCACCATTCGGTCAACTGCCTCCTCTCGCTCCAGTCCCGTCTCGCGCTTGAGGTGGACGACGTAGCCCGTGACTGGGCCGTCCTCGTTCCACACTCCGATCGAGAGGTCGTGAAGGTCAGGGTCGATTCCGATGGTGTACTCGTTCATGGTCAAGTTCAGTTGAGCTGGGAGCCTGTTTCGCGTGGGGGCTCGGTGTTGCCTTTATGGGCCGATGTTCCCCGCTTGCGATGATGTGCCTCCAGGTTCAGGAGCATAGTACCCCTGTGTCGGGTCCTCGTCAAGAGGATTCCCTAGAATCTCTCCTCTTCGGTGATGCCGAACTCGTTGATCTTGCGGTACATGGTGCTGGCGCCCATGCCCAGCAGCTCGGCTGCCGTTTCGGCATGCCCACCACTGTCCCGCAAGGCGCGGACCAGGACGGCCCGCTCTGCCTGCTCGATGGATTCGGGTCCGAGGTCCGGGATGCGTAGGATGATACTCATGCCTGCTCCTGGTCGGGAACGAGCGCTTCGTCGGCGGCCTCCAGGGCCTCCTCCTCGGTCATCTCCATCAGCGACGGGTCGCCGGGGAACACGGTGGTGAACGCCTCGCGGATTTCGCCGTTGACGTACTCGGTCGAGTCTGCCATCTGCTCCATGCGGTCAGCGACCCGGGTGACGCGGATCACACGTTGCCCGTAGCCGTCGTCTCTGAGCGCCTGGACGACGGCAAGCGTCAGGTCCAGGTCGAGACGCCTCGGACCCTGCTGCGCCCAGATGAGGCCCTCTGGAGCGGCGTCAGCGGGAAGCTGCACCTCCACCTCGTAGCCGAGCGTCTGCCCGGCGTAGATCGAGACCGGCACGTTGCGCGTGTGCGCGATCTGCTCCTCGGTGAAGTTCGGAACCGGGTTCGGGTAGCGGCGTTGCAGCTCGGCCATCCGCTCGCTGCCTTCGGCCATGAAGGGGGCTTGCGTGCTGGGCGGGCGGTCATCGTTCGCGACCTTGCCCTGGATCATCGCATCGCGGAACACCGTCAGGCTCGCGATGGCCTTGGTGATGTGCGACAGCCCGGAGTCGGGGTCGATGTTCTCACCTTCCATGAAGGAGTCGAGGTGCCGCCGGGTCGCGTCGATGTAGACGCTCGTGCGGACACCGGCCACGCGCCAGTTGTAGCCGCCGTACTTGCGTGCCCCTTCGGTGAGCGCCGCGCCCAGCTCGTAGAGCACGGGGACGGGAACGCACGAGTAGCTCGGCTTGAGCGAGCCCACGCCGTCCTTCGGGTTGGTGTCCTTGCGCCCGCCGTCGAGCACCTCGGCCACCGCTTCCTTGTTCGCCGTCAGGAAGTCCATGACGGGGCCGTTGCCCTCGGTCTCGAACTGCCTGCCGTCGCCGGTCAGAGCGATGGCGTCCATCTCCTCCTCTTGGCGCACGAACTCGGAGATGCCTCCGCTGTTCGGCTGGTCGAACGGGTCGATGCGCCCCTCATCTTGTTGGTCATTCATTCGGTCGGTCTCCACACTTGAAGTTCTTGGGTTTCAGGGTCGCGCACCGGGTCGGCTGCCTTCGTCCAAACGGCAGTCAGCAGGGCTTCGTCGGTTCGCATTTTGATCGAGGTCAGCACCATCTCTGCGCCTTCGCACATGAGCCTGGCGACTTCCTCACACTGGGCAGCCCACAGTGAGCTGTCCTTGGTCGTCTCGCCGATGAGCTGGTCATGGACGAAGGCGATCGGTCGGCACCCGTAGAGGATGCTGTTCTGTGTCGGGTCGTAGCACGCGCGGCTCACGAGGATGGCGCCCATCATCGCGGCCTCGGCGCCGGGGCTCTGCATGCAGCAGCCGTTGGCGGCAGCGCAGAAGCTCGCACCGCGCCGGATCAAACCCATCGGCGTGGTGTAGGTGTAGTTGCTGCCCTCGCCCGAGCCGTTGTACTGGTCGGTCTGCCCGTTGATCCAGTCGAAGAACTGAGGCATCTCCGGGTACGTCGCGCGCCAGAACTCGCGGTAGTCGTACGCCTCTTCCTCGGTCATCACGACCTTGTACGTCTTGCGCGCGAAGTCCACCATGGTGGCCGGGCCGAGGC